TATCAATCAACAGATTGATTGCAGAGGCAGAAAAGTTTCCTTCTGGTGACACTCCTTCCATAAGTTCATCGAACGCTCCATCAGCATCAGCCATCTTTGCATCAAGTTCTGCTTCTGCGTTTGCTGGTGCTGGTGCATCCATCATATCTTCTTGTGGCATATCAGCCAAAAATTTATCTCGTAGTGCCATTTTATTCTCCTTCTGGTGTTATGTCAATAGCGTCTTGTTTTTCTACCATTGGTGTGTATGAGTTTGATAGATCCTCAAATGTTATATATTCATCTGGTTCTTCAAATGACTCTGGAAGAAAGCCTAGTTTCTTCAACACACTAATGCTGTAAACTTTATCGAAGGCTTGTTCGTAAGTCCAGCCATCGTTAGTAACTAGTTTATTAACCTGTTCATCTAAGTTATATAGAAACATTTGTTGATCAACAAACTTATCTACGAAGTCAGAAAATTCTTCGTATGTATCAAAATGTTTTTTCTCCATTTAGTTTTCTCCTGCGATAGTATCTTTTGGTAAAAATGCTTGGATGTTTTCTGGCTGTGGATTTGCCATAGCCTCTCCAAGAGTAGGTGGTGCTTCAATAGATGAGAGTCTACCACCTTCAGGTGCTTCAGGTATCTCGCCAAAGTCTTCAGGCAAATTAAGTAGCCTAACAACTTCCTTGAGAACTTTTTCTTTTGGTACTCCAAGTCCAACAAGGGTAGGGATGTTTTCAAGAAGTTGGCGTTTAGCAATAGTCTCCGACAAAGGTGTCGATGCTTGATCGCTAGCATAAGCCTCAAAGTCTCCGTTCAAGTCTTCCGGCTTTACAATAAGGGTTTCCGTGCCGACGGATAGGACTTGAGGTTGTTCTCCTTCTAAGAGAGTAGCAGTCATAGCCAAGAACTTGTTAGCCATTTCTTCAATCATACCATCCCTCTCTCTTGCCAACCTGCCTAACTCAGATGAAGAATAAGCAGCCAAGGCTGTAATCTCAGATGCAGTGGTTCTATTCGACATTGCTTCACCTCTGGTAAAGGGTGCAAGGATAGAGCCGTGATCTAAGTCTCTTTTAACTTCATTGTGATAGGTGTTGAGTTCGGTGGACATAGGGGTGTGTGGAATGGCTCGGATGGCACCATCTAGGTTCTCGTCTTCTACTTCCACAAATAACCCGTCTATTCCTGATGTAAGTTGAGCCATTGACTCTCCGTCCAATAGTCCTGCTTTGACTAGATATTGACGAGATGCTTTACGAACGGAGTTTGCCATAAATGATCGGATTGTATTGATCTCATAGAGTTGATCGTAAACTCTCTTCATTGCTGAGTAGCCAAGAAGAGGTTGCGAAGGGATCCTGTTGAAATACAAAGGAACAATAGGCACACAGGGTTTACCCTCCGCATCTCTAAATGGGATGAAGTCCGATCTTTCCAGCACCTTATTTTCACGAGCCATGTGAGGGCAGTAAAATATTAGTTCATCGTTAATGAGATCATACATCTCGATGATGGTTACATATTGAGATAAGTCGGATTTTGATTGAGGTGGCTCACCTTCATCACCTAAGTTTGGATCAATACCATATCCGTTTTTAAAATAATGTTCTTTTCTTTCTGTAATAAATTTCTTTGCACCAAATTTATCTTTTGCTTCTGATAGAGGCATTTGGTACTTGTGTCCAATGTAACGTTGTCTATCAAAACGAGGTGCGTCTCTATCAAGAATAATGTCCCATGGAGATACAGACACAGGAATAACCTGATTATATAAGTCTCCTTCAGGCATAGGGACAAGTTTTATAAAGGACATAGGGTAGATCAACGCAAGTCTTGCAGCGTTCTCAATCTCGTGACGACATTGCACCAAGAATCTGTTTGCAACTTCTTGTGCTTTCTGTACATCACCTTTGTTTTTTAGTCCTTTCTTTAACACAACAGCAGGGTTTTTTGCAAAGAGGGAAGCAATGAATGACTCAATGTAGCCATAGCCCTCAGAGGTTTGGATTGCCATCTGGTTGTTGTTACCACCATACATAGCACCATAGGAACTTTCTTCCCAGAACCTACACTCATATACATTTTTGTAACGTTCTAATTCTGCTCGTTGTCCATCCCAGAAGTCTTGATGTTCATCTAGGACATATTCAATATCATAATCTTTCATTAGTATGCTCCTTTGCCATTGCCGCCTTTGATATTCCACGGAAGAGTTCTATTTGCTCTCCGTGCTTTTTTGATTGCCTTCCACTCTTCAAGATACATATTACCGATACCGGTATCATACTCATAGTGTTCGTCCTTTATTACATAGTAAGCCAGAGCCATAGAAACCACAATGTCATCGTGTCCGTTCTTTGGATGCACAGGCTTATCCTTTTCATATTGGATCGTCTCAAGTTGTTTAACAACTTCAACGTTCAGGGTAAATAGTAAGCCGTCTTCTATTATTTCTTTTAAGTTTTCAAATAAAATAGGGCGAGTTTTATTATTTGTAAAAAAATATTTTCCTTTATCGTTCTTCCATAGTTTAGGATACTTCCACTCTTTTAGTTTCCACAGGACAACCTGCCCCACATTGTTGGCTTCGACAATAACTCTTGCATTCCATTTCAAACCTTCTTGCCATATAACCTCAGCAAACTTTGGTGGTGTAATTTTGTTGCTCCAGTATTGAGCAACCACCTGTCGTGTCTGACAATCAATGATTGTAAACGCAGAATAGTCTTTACCAATACCAGCAGCCACATCAACACCCATAACATAATCATGCTCATAGGAGGGCTCAGAATAGATTTTAAGGGCTCCTGTTGGATCAGGTATGGTATCTATCTCCGAAAGTTGTTCGGGCGGAAAATAAGGCGTTCCTGCCGTTCTAAATGCCTCTTCTATTGTGGCTGGATACTCTCGCATAAATTTTTCTTTACCAAGAGTTGCAATCTGTTTTCTTCTCCAGTATATCTGTTCGTCTGTTAGATCAAATTCTTTTTTGAGTGACTCTTCTCTTTTGCGTAAGTTAAATGTGGGAGGGATCTTTGTTTTGTATTCTGGATGTAGATACCAAGGAAAGAACATTACCTTCCACTCTGGTTCTTCAGCATTAATGTTTTCCATAATAAGTTCATAGAACTTGTCACCCATAGCATTGGGTGTAGACTCGATGATAATTTGGTTTGCACCAATGGTTGCCATCATTGTTGATAGGAACTCTTCTTGATCCTCATAGAAGGCGAATTCTGATAGATGAACGCCGTCTAGTTGAAAGGAGCGAGTACCACCCTTTGACGATGCTGTAAACGATCTAAGGGACGCTCCTGAGCCTTCAAACACAAGTTCAGACACATTGTCCTTCTTGATGACTTTACGCATTTCTTTTACAAGGTTTTTGTTAAATGTTTTATCCATACCTGCAATGTTGTTTGCGGCTTCTTTGGTGTGTGCAATCACACCATAGGATCTGGGTTCAACATCGTAGTAGGACTGATAAAAGAACCACGAACGAATTAAAGTTGATATACCAAGTTGTCGTGCTTTCAATACAATGATCTTGTCATAGTTTTGCAATGCGTGAATCATAAGTTCTTGTGCTTCGTATGGGGAAAAGAAGTCAAGTCTTTTTGTTTCTTTGTTGTAGATTGTTAGTAACCTAACAAACGTTTCGTAGGGTAAGATATCCATAAATTTATTTCCTTTGCTTTGTGCTGTAAATAGAATAGTAGATGGGTAAGTTGAAAATTTGGGGTGCGAATTTTTTGGCTCCCTATGGTACCATAGCATACCATAGTGCATATTGGGTGTCCCCCCTATGCACATACTACACCATACACCACAGACTATGCTGTACATACACACTACCATCACTGATGCTCTACACCACCAGTGATCACTGCAATCTATCACCAAACTTTTTTTGGAAAAGTTGTCGATAGTGCTTGACAAACCTGTGAGAATATGTTATAATATATATATAAGTTAAACAAAGGAGAAGATATGGAAACTTATAACATTACATTTACTTCGGAAGTCTGGTATGACTTATGGAGACT